CCAGCCGATGTTGACTGGAATTAAATACCAAGGAGCATCAGTCAATCCGATGTCTCTCTCAGCGTAGTCAATACAAACAGTGTAGTCATCACTGCCATCATTGTAGGTAATATCTGTGGTGGCCTCAAAGCCTTCCAGAAGCTTCTCTACAATGTCTTCACAAACAGCAGGTCCAGAGCCTTCAGGGGCATACACATTAAGTGCAAGTATCCCTCGGTACTCTTGCTGCGGGTTACGGCCTCTTACAGCAGGTCTACGTGTCACAGGCATATAGGCTACACGAATGAAGCTCTGCCCAGTTGTAGGCTCGTAAGGGACGTTCTCATAGGCAATGTCAGGTAAGCCTGAGATACTGGATAGGTGGGTCTCTAGTGCGGCCCTAATCTTTCTGTTAATGTCAGCCACGTCGCTTAAACTCCTTCAATCTCTCAAAGATACGGTAGCCAGTTCTAGGACGTGGGCCGGGAGGGTGAGCTCCACCTTCAACGCCATATTCTACAAACCTAGCATGATTGGAGTCATTACGAAGGGTGTAGGACTTAGTTTCAAGAGGGTCGTTGTCTACAAAGGCAGCTTGAATGTCACCCATAAGAAGGCTTCTGCCGATCTCTCTGTCAGCTTCTGACCCTGTCTGCTTAGGGAACCTCCAGTTAGCACCATCAATCCTACGACCACGACTGCTAGAGTTGCCAGCTTTGAACGAGAAAGACTTAACGTAAGCACCAGACCAGATAGGAGACTCATCAATTGCGAAGTTAGCCATCTGAGTAAAGTGGTCCTCTAGCTCCTCATTAACAATATCTTTAGCTTGGTTCTCAATATCCTTGATGACATCAAGACCTTTGATTGTTATCTGAGCCATATCACTCCCTCACCTGACAAATGTAGCAGACTACACTATCTCCACTGTAGATTGTCTGGGTGGCAACTACTCTAACCGTATCACCTGCACCAACCAAAAGGTCACTCTCATCAGGGGCAGGAATAGCTACACCAGAGGTATCATAGGCAGATAGCAGGGCCTTCCTGTCGCCTCTAACCACAGTGTCCAGAGAAAGCTCTGTCAGTGTGAATTGAGCCATGTAAGACTTAACAGAGTAATCCGTAGAGGTACTTCCAACCGAACCTGTATCTGGGTCGTAGGTTCCCGTAGAGACCTTCCTAAAGGTGACAGGTTGACCGAACTCACCTACCAGAGCGTACATATCCTTACTGAGCATATTGACCTCTTAGCTGTAGCTGTCAGAGTCAGGGGGGTTAAGAAACCTATCTCTACGGAATGCTGGCTCTACTCTATTAGTGTTGCTACGTACAGCGCCAACTCTAGTCTTGCTAATGCCACCCGCAAGGATGCCCAACTGAGCGCCGAACTTCTTGGCTTGATAGTCTAGTTTGTCGGCTAGAGACTTGTAGTGGTCATAGAGGTCACTGTAGTGGGCCATTAGCTGACCGTCTAGTTCGATAGTGACCTTAGAGGCATACTTAGAAGCCAGAGTACGAGCTACGTAGGAGGCCGCAGCGTTTACACCATCATTAGTCTGAGACAGAGAGAACGTAATCTCTTCATCCTGAACCTTCTGGTCATTAGTGTCTGTGTCACCTACCAGAAATCTTACCGTGTTAAGGCGACCTGAAGCAGTGGTCGTATTCAAGTCTGTAGGGTCGTAATTCCAAGCCAAGACAGGTCTCCTTGTTATTTATTCTCCGAGAATGTCATCTCGAAACTTGTAGAAGTCCTCGGTAATCCAAGGGTTCTTACGTAGGAATGAGCGGAGCAATCCACGCTGTTTATCATCAATCTTAGACTGACGACACCGCTTGTTCTTTAGTTCTTCCGCAGAGGTAGTACGTTTCTTAACCTCACCATTCAGAAGACCTACCAGAGTATAAAGTTGTTCGGAGTTCATTTCACTCAGACGATCACCAACCTTATTCTCTTTCTCTAAATCTTTATTGTGGTACAGATAACCAGCGGCGTACATAGTATAGACCTTATAAGGGTCCATCTTGCGCTCTTGCCAGTTAAAGTGTTGACCTCGTGTCCAAGAGGTGTTAGCTGCTTGAAAAGGGTTCTTAACGAATACGGGCCAGTCTACCTGAAACCCAAGCCATGTAGGGTGCATATTATGTTCCTATTTGAGTTGTTGTGGTATTTTGTAATTGGGTTAGACCCCAAGCCGAAACTCAGGGTCTACCGTTAGTAAGTAACTATTAAGCTACGATGTCTTTGAAGAAGTAACCCAGATCAGCACCGATAACCTTCATGTCATCCGCACACTTAACTTGGATCATCTCCGCAACCTGCTGGCGCTTCAGAGCATCGTCCGAGAAGGACTCAACAGTGATACCCAGACCACCAACACCCGGAATAGCGTCCCAAGTGAAGATAGCACCCGAAGCAGGAGTACGCAGACCCATCGACGAAGGTTTATAGGCCAGCATCGCATGTTTGCCACCGATGAAGTCGATGTTGTCTGCCAGACCCTCTTTAGCGTCGTTATAGACAGCTTCCATTACGAGGAACTGCTCAACCTCAAAGATTTCAGCCAGCTTGGCATCGGTAATCAGAGCGGTGTTAGTAACAGTTGCACCACCGTTCAGGCGAGCAAGGATGTCTGGGTGGTTGACCAGAATGTCACGAACTTCTTTACCAACGACCATGACGTTAGGCTTGTAGCCACCCGACTTCAGTTGCATTGCGCGACGTGCGTTAGTCATGTCCACAATCGGGGTCGAGTTGGTGTAGTCCGACCAGTAAACAACTTCGCCAGCACCTACGGAACCGGAAGCGTCACCAGCAACTTCAGTACCCCAAACGCCAGTCTTGAAGAAGGTGTCAGCCCAACGAACTTCACGATCAATCAGGATTTTCTCCATCAGGGTGTTAGCACCTTGAGAACGGAACTCAAGCATGGTGTCTTCGTTAGCAAGCTCTTGCTCATCAAAGTCCATACCAATGCCGCGTACTTCAGCGAAGTAGTTGTCATTCGAGAGGGACATACCAACACGGTTCACTTCGGTACGAGGAGCCAGAAGCTTAACGTCACCGTGGCGCAGACCTTCGCGGTCATACTTATAGAATTTGTTGGATTGTTTATCAACGGAGACAGTACCAAAGACTTTATCCGCTACGAAGTTAGTCATTTCCTGAGCATACGCAATGGTCAGGTTAGTCAGAGGTACGTCGAGATGTACCTGAGAGGGAGTCAAAATAGGCATAGTATTATTTTCCTTTTAATCGGGTTTACGCCGAAGCGTTGCCGCCTTGGATAAGTTCGATTTCGATAACTTGGTTTACAACACCAGCTTCACGAGCGTAGCCCATGATAATGTCGTCAGCGGTTGCGTCTACAGCACGACCAGTTGCGTCAGTAGCAACAGCACCACCCGCAGTAACAGTGCCACCAGCTTCTACCATGACGGAGCCAGTCAGAACTACGGTAACAGCACGAGTGGCCTCACCTTCGACCAGCAGGACGCCGAGGCAGTTCTCACCAGCAGTGTCAGCCAGATCAACTTGACCATCAGCTTCCAAAGTAACGAATTTGAATTGTGCAGTAGAGAGGTCTTCACCTGCAACAAAAGTACGGGTATCCCGCGATTGCATAGTAGCCATGAGTTATTCTCCTTTGTAGGCTTTAGCGATAAGGGATTTGCCTTCTTCGGTCTTAGCGACAGCCGCATAAGCCTTGGCGTAATCCTTTTTGGTCAGTGCATGTTCTTCCATGTACGACTTGACCATATGTTCAACTTTATCAGAAGCAGAGGAGAACTCCCCATCTACATCCGCTTTACCGAACTCTTCCATTTTATCTGCAAACGCTTTGTCAGCAGCAGCAAGAGCTTCCATCAGCATATCCACTTCATCCATCTTGGACACAGCAGACAGCAGACCTTTAGCAGCCTCAACAGAGAAATGCGGAAGGGTTTCTTCAGCTTTCTTAGTCAGTGCAACGTCAGCCTTCTCAATCTCAGCAGCTTCCAGAGCTTTCAGGATAGGTGCAGGAATGTCAGCCTTGTTAATCTGTTCACCTTCGTACTCGACAAACTCTTCAGGAGCTTTCTTTTCGATGGATTCAGCTTTGATTACGTAACCTTCGTCGATCAGACCTTTGCGGAGACGCTCGTTCTCATTTTTCAAAGTCTCAATCTCAGCCTTCAGTTCTTCAGTAGGGTCAACCTCATCGGCCTTCTCTACGTCATAACCAAGTGCCTTCATGGCTTCATCTTTGCCACAGCTATGCTTCTCCATGTAAGCCTTAACCTTGGCGTTCTGTTCATCAGTCATCTTGTCGATGTCCTCTTCTTGGGTATCGTCCCGTTTGAAAAGAGTAACCATCGCTTCTGCATTGGCTGGACGATCAACCAAAGACAGTTCCTCTAGTTGAAGTTCAAGCAACTCAGTCGCCATTATACTCTCCTTTTACCGCACGACCCCCAATGCTGAAGGCGGCGAGTTTACCAGCTTTCACATCAGCCCAGACCTCATCGTCATAGACTTTGAAAGCCACTAGCCAACCCTCACGGTCAGCCTCTAGCCCGACAGATTTATTGATCTCATTAGTGCAAGGCCATGAGTGAACCACTACACCGATTTGATCTCCATCGTGCATCTGTTTACCTACACGCACATGCTCCATGAAGTTGTTCACAGCCTTAACGAGCGTATCAGGTTTAATTACGTCACCTTGACGATCCACTACAGGTTCGCCCTTTTCGGTGATAACGGAAGCCCAACCATACACTAGGCGTTGCTCCTCGTCAGACTTAAGGATTTGACCCTCAATGTCTTTTGTCATTTGTCCCACAGAGGTTCCTTTCTCCCACATGCGGCAAGACCAGTATCGGGCGCTAGTCTTGTCTGTTGCTGTGTCACAGGAGTGGCGAGACCGGAAGTTAGCACGAGCTTTAGGGTCGTCCCTTCGGATTTCCATATTAGGATCACCGAAGGTAACTTTCTTAGTCTTGTCGCCATCCTTGACGTAAACTCCGAACTTCTTAGAGCTACCTTTAGGCAACCGAAAAGGTTTGTTCAGAGGTTTATCAGCCTTATTGATTTCATCCTCAGTGGGAAGAGTGTCTGTATCATACATTGGCTATTCCTTAAGGTGCATCGGTTACAATGTCCGCAGCAGTCATGTTGTACATAACAAAAGTTGCAGTCCCTACATTGTCTTGAATACTAGGGTAAGTGTCACCATCTCCCATACGCCACCAATGATTAGGGGGTGTGTCTAGTTGGTCAAGATCGTGAGTGGAGCCTGAGTTGTAGATGTCAGAGATGTTACCCGACTGGTCGGAACCCCATACAGCCAACTCATCCACACGACAGTTGTCTCTCATGTATGTGCCGGAAGCAAATCTGCCCACCCTCAAGTTTTGGCCTACAATACCGTTTGCGTACCCGAAGTTGGAGTGGCTGTTGGATGTAGTTTGCTGCGCACCGTCAATAAAGATTTTGAAGCGTCCGTAGTAGTTAGACATCTGTGTAGACTCTGACCCGGTAGTTCCACCATCATAACTAATAAGGATGTGGTTCCAAGCGCTGTGCGTAAGAGAGTCTGTAGGTGTAGACAACTGGATATAGTTGTTGTTAGAGCCGTAGCGCAATCTGAGTTTGTCCGTAGACCCAAGAAACCTGACCTCTACAAAACCAGAGTTGGTTACGTCAGAAGCACCAAAGTAAAAAACGGTCTGTCCGTTAGTGCTTGTACTTGGCTTAAACCACATTGAGATTGACCAAGCATCCCCAGAGCCGGAGCCATTGGAAGACCTACCCAAAACACTATCCAGAAGATTTGCATTGGCACCTAAGTAGTCTTGGTTCTGGAAGTTTACGCTTTTAGTATTGTTGTAGGGGGCAGAAGAAACAGTTAAAACCAAAGTTTCTGAATCGAAACCGTTTTGATTTATAGCTTTTACAGGTATGTTATAAGTCCCTACCGCTAGGTTAGAGCCGCCGACCACAATCCTAGGGTTATCGTTTCTACGTGCAACCCCAGAAGGAAGTTCAAGCTCCCACGCCATAGCCTCAGGGGTCGCTGTAAGCTCATAATTCAAAGAGTCTCCTTCAGTTAGAGTGACCGCAAGAGACGATGTAATAGAAGGCGGGTCTTCGCTAGGGGTGCTTGAGGCTGCAAAGATGGCGTTTAGGGCGTTTACCGTATCTAGGGCATTGGAGCCATAGGCTGAACCACTCTGGTCTACGAAGTCAGCAAAAGGAACCTGCGTGAAAATATCAACATCTTTTGAAAGATCATGAATGTTAACTTTTACGTCAGCAGGGTCATCCATAGTGGCTTGAAGCGCGTTTAGGAACTGAACACCGTTAGCGTTTTCAATAAATACGGCACCAGCGTTTTGATCTTTGTAAATCTTAATAGTCACCGTTAGATTTCCTCACTTCAATAACCATACCTGCATTAACCAAAGTTCCGCCGCCAGAGAGCTTAACTTGAGGTTGGATAGGGTTGTCTTTAGTGTTATCATCACCTACATAGATATAGTGAGTAACAAGTGCCTGACGATACTCTCTACCAGAACCCTCATCCAGACGGTTTACGGTAGTCTCTAGAGTATATGCCCCTGCACCTGCCCCCAGCGTATACCTGAAGTCTAGTGCAGCGTTGTTGGTCGTAGGTGTTACCGTGTAGTCCATACGGACAATAGCTGAGGAACCGATAGGCAGCTCATCTAGGAGAATAGCACCTGTGTTTGGGTCTAGGAGTCTAGTAACACCCGTAGGCAACTTAATGTTAGAGAAAGCACCTTCGCCGTTGTTAGGGATGTCAGTCCAAACATTATCTGCCAGAGTAACAGGTGTAGCCGATGTGCTAGTGTCGTTGTAGTCAGCAAAACCGCCAATATCCACAGCACGTAGCGTAGGGATTACGAAGGTCTTGTTGTTGTTGCACTTGATGATTAACTGTTTGTCATCATCCATCTCAGCACTGTAGATAGCAAAGTGACCAAGAGGAAGACCTGCACCGTTCTGGATAACCTCAGTCTTATTCGTGACTGACACCTTACCAGCAATAGTCATATCACCATCGTCATAGGTAACAACAAGCATATTCTCATTGTTTACCTTGATTGACTTGATACCC